GCATGATAATAGTGCAACTCCAATACTTACCACTATAGGATCTGATGATATTGGAGGTTCAAACCTTAGTCAGGTACATTTAATAACCGATATGGGTGAAATATTAACCGTATCAGGAAGTACAGTCACTATAGGACCTGGCGCAACCACATATGGTACAGAAGCTTTAAATGTTATTGGTAACAGTAATATCAGAGGTAATGTAAGTTCTAGTGGATTTGGTTTATTTGAAGCTGGAAAACCTATTACTACACATACAACTCATTTTTCAGCTTCTATATTTAATGCAGGACATTATCTGATAGTCGGTGGTAACTTGACCTGTTCCATAAGCGCTTCAACCGCACCTATAGGAGCTGAGTATGAATTCTTTCAGACATCATCCGCCGGTAACATGTTGTTTCAGACGGGGTCGGGAGTCACTTTAATATCCAAAAACAATAGTTTAAGATTAGCACAGCAAGGATCATCAGCAGTACTTAAAAAAGTTGGCACCGGCACATTCCATTTAATGGGTGATCTAACATAATGCAATGAGTAAGATAGGAGCAATAGCACAATCAGATACATCTATAGTAACTGATGGATTAGTATTTAACATGGACTTTTCTAAATTTGCCTGTTACCCGAGATCTGGAACCACATGTACAGATTTAAATGCATCAATAGATGGTACATTTACTAACGGTGCTTCATTTACTTCAGATGATTTAGGTGCATTTGTGGGAGATGGAGTAAATGATCATGTTGATTGTGGAAACAATGCAATTTTCCAAAGTTTTCCATTAACTATTGAAGCATGGGTTTTCAATGACGCCGAAAAAGACAGAAATGCTATATTAACCAAAGGACGATCTTCAGGTAACAAGACGGATAGAGATATGGACATTATCTGGATCGATACCTCTAGAACCAATATGGACTTTATAGTAAGTGATGGAGTTAATTTTGTTGTACAATTGCAAGTTCCAAAACCATCAGCAGGAGCTTGGCATCATATAGTAGCTCAATGGGATGGCACAACTAATACCAATACAGCTAAACTCTTCACAGATAATGCTTTAGCTGGTCAAATGACTGCTATAGGCACAGGTTTTCGGAATGCCCATAATGTTTTTATAGGTGGACAACATCCTAGTAACCCTAATAGAACTTGGGATGGTAAAATTGCTGTAATTAGAGCTTATAATAGAATTCTCACTACAGATGAAATATCTATTAATTATAATGCATTAAAAGAAAGATTCGGATTATGAGTAAGTATGATAGAAAATATATTATATTTAACGTTAGTGAATTAAGTACTTTAGATTTTAATCAAGTATTGGAAACATCAATTAATACAATAAATTATAATATAGCAGAAACCCAAACAGTAGTAAAATATGTAGGTGATATGCCGTCATCTATACAAGCGCTTACCACTAAGGAGGGACCATATACACATAGTGAAATAACTACTATCTTAGATGGTCCAACATGGAATGATCCTAATGATGGTATAGGTTAAACTACATCTGCCATATTTATAATAAAATCTCATAAACTATGGCAGCTAACATTCCTATATGGCCAGGATCATCATCCTTTTTTCCAGGATCTGGACAAACACCTTTTGGATTCTATGACAATGACATAGACTTTCAGACAGATGCAGATCAGGTAGCTGATTGGTGTGCAAAGCGATTAGGTTATCCCATTGTGGATATAGAACTACAGGATATCAATTTTTATGCTGCATTTGAAGAAGCAGTATCTGAATATGGTACGCAAGTGAACATGTACAATGCACGTGACAACATGATCAGTTTATACGGTTCCAGTACTGAAAACAGTTTGACTGGTCAGGCAATACAACCAACAATGACAGCATTGACAAATTTAGGTCAATCGTATGGTCAGGCAGCTGGTATCAGCGGTAATTACACTTTTTACACAGGCTCCATTGATATACAATCTGGGCAACAAATATATGATCTTACAGATTCCAATCTGGTTTCATTTGAAAGCGGATCTCCAGGAACTGATGCAATTGAGATACGAAGAATATATCACGAAGCACCGCCGGCCATTGTGAGATATTTTGATCCATTTATAGGAACAGGTCTAGGCTCACAACAATTATTGGCAGAATTTGGATATGGCAATTATTCACCAGGAGTATCATTCATGATGATGCCTATCTATTATGATGTACTTAGATTACAGGCAATCGAATTCAATGATCAGATCAGGAAATCTGCATTTAGTTTTGAACTCAGTGGTAACAGGATCAGATTTTTTCCTATACCTAATGGCAGTAATTTTACAAAAGTTCATTTCGATTATTATCTGAAATCTGAAATTGATAATCCATTATATAATCCATCAATCGGTGGCGGTGATGGAAGTACAGACGGAGTATCTGATTTATCTAATATACCATATGACAATGTAACATACACAGATCTAAATGATATTAGTAGACAATGGATACGAAGATATGCACTCGCTTGTGTGAAAGAGATGTTAGGATTTGTCAGAGGTAAATACAGTAGTATACCAATTCCAAATGCTGATATTACTTTGAATGGAGCAGATCTTTTATCACAGGGACAATCTGAAAAAGATTCATTAATAAATGAATTAACACAGATGTTAGATAGCCTGTCACGGCAGGCTCAATTGGAACGAAAAGCTGCTGAATCATCTGCTCTCTCATCTCAATTCAATGCAATACCTTTAAAAATTTACATAGGATAAAGCATGGCATTATTTGGATCTGCCCGAGACGCATCGTTAGTAAGACATCTCAATAGAGAGTTAATTAATGAATTTATTGATACTGAAATTGGTTTTTATAAATTAAGTCCAAAAGATAGTAGAATTAATATTTACGATGAAACTGAAAATAAAGTATATTTTCAGAGATTGGCTATAAATTGTATAATAAGGAAAGATGAAAAATCATACATAGCAGATGAAGCAGGATATGATCAAACCAGATCTGGAGAATTTGCATTTTTCAGAGATGATCTCAAAGATAAAAACATTATAGTTGAAGAAGGAGATATCATTGAGTATGATAATGAATTCTATGAGATAAATAGTGTAGGCTCATCACAATATTTTGCTGGTAAAAATCCAAGTACTGATCTTGGTTTTGTACGTGGCCAAAGAAATGAATTTGGAAAATCTATTTCAATAACTGCAACGGCACATGTTGTGAAAAGAAATAGATTGAATATACAAGAGGTTAGATCAGGCGTTAATAAACCTCAAACTATACCGAGAAACCTATAATGGCTAAGAAAAGATTAAATAAAAGTATATCAACATTCACTAATGATCCTATATCAAGACGTGTCGATCAGGTTCGTAGAGATGATGATATTGTAAAGACTCCTAAGATAACAATAGAAGATATTGACTTTGCAATGATGAGCTACATACGTGATGTTATTCAACCCACAATCATAGAAAATGAAGCTCAAGTAGAAGTTCCAGTCATGTATGCAAACGGTGAAACATTTGCTCAGATACAAGCAAGAGGTTTTATGAGAGATGCCAAAGGCAAAATAATGACACCTTTGATTAGTATTACTAGAAGTAGTATAGCTGAACGTGATCCTAGAACATTAGGAGTAAATCAGAATCCAGATGGAAATGGATTTGTTTATCGTACCAAATATAACAATATAAACAAATATGACAGATTTTCACTGCAACAAAATAAAACACCTGTACAAGAATATTATGTTGTTCCTGTGCCAGAATTTTTAGATGTATCATATGAAATATTATTATGGACTACTTATACTACGCAGTTGAATTCGTTAATAGAACAGATAATGCCTCTCAACGGATTCGCTTGGGGAACTACTTTCAAATTTCCAGTATATATAAGTGACTATTCATTTGAAACAACAAATACAGGAACAGATGATAGAATTGTCAGAGCAAGGATTCCATTCGTTGCAAAAGGTACTTTACTAATGCCATATGAATTAAGAGCTAGTAATTTACAGAAACAATTCTCAATGAAAAAAATTAGATTCACTAACGAAAGGCAGACAGACAATTTCAATACAGACGTTGACAATCCGCCTCCTGGCGGTTACAGATCAACTGATGGATATACACAGCTATAAAACGTATATTTATTAAAAAAAAAGTTATGGCAGACACAATAAAATTTACAGAAGAAGAAATCAAAAACATTCAGGAAATTAGAGAGGGATTCGATCGTAAAGTAACTGAATTTGGATATGTTTATTTGGAGCACAAAACTACAAGAGACAGATTAGAATCAATTGCTATTGAAGAAGAACGCCTCAATAAAGAATATCAGGAATTGTTAGAAAAAGAACAAGAATTAGTAAAACAGCTCAACGAAAAATATGGTACCGGGACAGTTGATCTTTCAAATGGTGAATTTAAGCCTGTTGAATAAGGTTTGGGAGTTTCGGTCGATATTTATAAAAAAATAAATCAAAGGAATATATAAATGGCCGAAAAGATTATATCACCCGGTGTTTTTACCAATGAAATTGATCAGTCGTTCTTACCGGCAGCAGTTCAAGCCATTGGTGCAGCAGTTGTAGGTCCTACACAGAAAGGGCCGGCTCTGGTACCGACCAGAGTATCATCATATTCAGAGTTCTTAGCAAAATTTGGTGGAGACTTTTCATCAGGTTCTGGCGCATCTGAAGATTCGTACAAGTATTTAACAAATTATTCAGTTCAGGAATATCTGAAATATGCTGACACATTAACAGTTGTCAGAATATTGGCTGGTGATTATGGGCCAGCCTCGGCTCAGGTATCATCATCAGGTACGGCGACTGCAGGTCGTCCTGCAACGGGATCATTTTCATTTGGTCTTGAAGCGCATAATCATACTGATTCTGACCTGGAAGTAACCACAGTTAGATTGCAGACCGGCCCGCAATCATTCATTTTCTTTAGTACTGCATCTGCTAATGGTCCAAGCATTGCTGCTGCTAATATTTTCAAATTTCATGATGAAGGAGCTAAGCATTCTGGGCTAGTTAAAATGATCAATGCTAGCGCATCTGCATTCTTTTCAGCCTCGACAGACGGTGTTTCTTTGCAATTGACAGCTTCTAGTGCTGGTACCGCAGGTAATTTGCTTGCTTTTGCTACTGGATCATCTGTTAATCTTTTAAATAATATAGCTCCCACCGGAAGTGGAAATATTTTCTTACAAGGAGGAACGGCTGCTGTAGGAAATCCGGCACGGGCATTTAAATTATTTACATTAGCTGATGGTGAAGATCAGAATAGTGTTTCCCCAGAAGGAACAAATGGATTATTACCATCAGGTTCTAGAAATAACGTCAGATGGGAAGTGACAAATGTAAATAATGCCAAAGGAACATTTACATTATTAATTAGAAGAGGTGATGATACCAATCGCAGAAAAACTATATTGGAACAATATAATAATCTTACATTAGATCCTACCACTCCAAATTACATTGCCAGAGCAATTGGGGACCAGGTACAGACACTGAGAGATGCAGGTGGTACAGACCCATTCCTTCAGTTGTCAGGATCATTCCCAAATCGTTCTAGATATGTGAGAGTGGAAGTACAATCCACGACATACAATTATCTAGATGCCAATGGTGATCTGAGAGATGCTAACTTATCATCTTCATTACCTCAAGCAGGTTCAGGATCATTCTCCGGAGGATCAGATGGTAATGTGCAACATCCAAGAGCATTTTATGATACTATCAGTAACACAAATACTCAAGGATTTAATTTAGGAGTACCTAATGAAGGTCAGACATCATATATAGATGCTATCAGATTATTGAAGAATCAAGATGAATATGATATCAATTTGATAACTTTACCTGGTCTTATAGATAACTTCACAAATCATGCAGAAGTTCTTACAGAAGCTCTCAACATGTGTGAAGACAGAGCAGATTGCTTCCTGGTATATGATCCAGTAGAATATGCTGCTAGCATTAGTTCAGCAGTAGCAAAAGCAGAAGCTCGTGATACCAATTATGCATCTGTTTATTGGCCATGGGTCAAAATTCCAGACATTGATCTTGGTAGAAACGTTTGGGTACCAGCTTCTACATTGATTCCATCAGTATATGCATTCAATGACAGAGTTGCAGCTCCATGGTTTGCTCCAGCTGGTTTGAACAGAGGTGGAATTGACATTGCTATACTTGCTGAAAGAAAACTTACAAAAGCAAACAGAGACACATTGTATGATGCATCAGTTAATCCAATCGCAACCTTCCCTAATACTGGTGTAACAGTATTTGGCCAGAAGACATTGCAGAAGAAAGCATCGGCTCTGGACAGAGTGAATGTGAGAAGATTATT